GGAGCAAACTGGCTACCGCCTCTTGCATAGCTTCCGCCTATTGTATTTTCAAAATCAATTAGTCCAGTAATTTGTGAGCCAATACTTTTCACATCATTTAAGATTGCATCAAGTTCACTTTGTATTAGTGATCCGCTAGTAATTCTACTAAGGTTATTTGAGATATTACCAAGTAGTCCGCCATTAAACACATTACTGTTAAAGCCACCGTTTGTACTAATACAAGCACACATATCTGCATCTGAGATAGCACCAATAGCATCAGTAATTGATTTACCTGCGCCAAGGAAACTACCCATTGCACGTTCTAACATATTTGGAATAGCAATAGGATCTACTGGAGCACTACAGAAGTTAATCATGTTAGCAACGTTTTGTGCTTCAGCTAGTACACCATTAAGTCTTCCCAATACTTGGTCAAACTTAGTGTGATCCATAAATTTTTCTAAATCACCTTGCAATTCAGATAGGGCATCTTGCAATTCACTTTGCAAACCTTGAATACCAAGTAGAGCACCAATGTTACTGTGCAAGCATAACTGTACATTAGGTAATTTTAATCCATTACCTGCTAACAGTCCACATAGTAGTTCTCTGAGAGTAAAACTGTATTCTGCACTTACTACACCACGTAATGCATCAGTACCAGCGGCTTGTGTACCACTGAGATGATGTTTCGTATCCAAGTAGTCATTTGCACTTTGCAGACCACCTTTAAAATCTTTAAAACTCATTGTACTGTTTGACCTCCGCCGGCTCTAACATTAGGACTAGCACTACTAGCATTTGGACCGCAATGATTACCGCCCAAAGGAGGACACAATGAATCCGGACTAGCAGGATCTTGCTGTAAAATAACTGGTATTCCGCCAATGCGGACTTTACCTACAGTTTCAGTTGCTCTAAGAGCTCCGCCACCGTGTGTGTTAGGATCGCCTTGTATTGAAATAGGTCGACTGTTTGCTCTGACATTTGTCTGTTGTGCTATAGTTGTTGCACCACATGTCCTACTGTCACCATTTCTATGAATAAACCTTGCCATGCAAGTATTTATAAAAGTCCTGTGAGCTTTTCTGTATCTTGGGCACTTGGCATTGTAATACCACTAGAACCTTGCATGTAAACATCACCAATGCCTTTAGATGGCTTGTACATAGCAACAATTTGATCCTGACTAACTGTAACTGGGTCACTACTGTGTACATCCATACTCATTAGCCACGGAATAAGCATTGCTTGTCCGTTTTGTGGGTTTAGTGTTAGTACAGTTGGTTTTACAATGTACAGTGTTTTTTGATTAGTTGCCGAATCAAACTTATCAAATCTAGCTACAACTTCTTCGCCTGTACTAAGTTTAATGCCTATAATGTCATTCTTTTTATAATTGGATGTCACCAACATCGATTTCTCCTATGAGTTCTCTTACCATTTTTGGATCCATACGAACAAGTGCTTGCCCACCTCCTGCTACTAGTAGTTTTCCATTATTATAAATTTGAGGCATAGTTCTATGCCCTTCACTTATCAAAAACTCTCTAGCTTCAGGATTGGTATCCACTCGTATTTCTTCGTATTCGAATCCATTTGTATCTAAGTATTGTTTAGCCATTGTGCAAAAATGACACAATGGCTTGCTGTATACCGTAATCACAATTTCATTCCTGCGAAAGTGCTACCGTTAACATCTTGTTTAGTACCACCAATAACGTAACTACTAATCTCAGTTTCTTGTGGTGCCACTTGTACTTCAGCACCAGCAATCCACTTTTGTGTCCACGGTAAAGGATTACTTACACCTTTGTATGGGCTGTCAAGTCCTACTGCCGTCATACGTTTATTGGCAGTCCACTCAACATATTCACCTAATAGTTGTGCATTTAGTCCAATCATTGATCCGTCTTTGAACAAATAGTCTGCCCAGGCTTTCTCTTGGTCTACTGCATCAACAAATAGTTGAACCATTTCGTCCCGAGTTTCTTCTTGGATACGAGCAAAGTCGGGATCATCTTTGGGCATCAGTTTTAGTAATGTTTGGGTACTACCCAAATGTACATTCTCATCTCTACAAATAAGTTTAATAATCTTAGCATTGCCTTCCATCTTCTTAAGTTCAGCAAATGCCCAGCTACATGCAAACGATACATAAAAGCGAACACCTTCAAGAATGTTTACACTCATCATAGCTTTCCATATTAACTTTTTCAATTCGTATTTGTCAACTACAATCTTCTTACCGTTGACAGTGTGTGTACCTTCACCTAGTAAATTGTACCATTGACCCATTTCAATTAGGTCATCATAGTGCTTGCTGATATCACTTGCACAATCCATAATAGGTGCAATCTCCATCATCTCGTCAAATACAATACTTGGGTTTGAATACACATTTCTAATAATATGTGTGTAACTGCGACTGTGGATAGTTTCGTTAAACGTCCATGTTGTTACCCAATTCTCTAGCTCAGGTAAACTTACAAGTGGATTAAAACTGTCGGCTGGGGCTCTACCTTGCACACTATCCAGTAGTATCTGTCTTTTCAAGTTACTGGTAAAAATATGTTGTTCATGCTCTGTCAACTCTTTAAAGTCTTTTGCATCACGCAACACATCTACTTCTTCAGGTCTCCAAAAGAAACCCAACTGTTTGTCGGTTAGTTTGTCAAACTGACGATACTTTAACGTATCATAACGTTGGATGTCAACGCCTCCATTTGGATCTAGGAACATTAAACTTTCGAGGTGCTTGTTCCGTGCCTTCTCATTCAATACACTCATCTTTTCTCTTTCTTATATTACACAGCTTTCGCAGTCTTCTTCTTCAAATTGTTCTTCAGGTACAGTTATATTAGTTGATTCTGCTAATTTGTCAATGTCTAATTCACCTTGTCCATCATAGGTGTTGAAATAATATAACTGTTTACCTCCGTACTTGTAGAAGATCATCAAATGTCTTAGCATTTCACTCATGCTAATTTTTTCATCTTCGTAAAATGTTGGATTGTAACTTGTGTTTACGCTGATGCCTTGGTCAATATACTTTTGTAATACTGCCATAATCTTTAGATATCCTTCAGGTGATCTTTGATCCCAAAGTAATTCATACTTGTTCTTTAGCTTGTGTATACTTGGTACCACTTGTTTTAGTACACCATGTTTACTTTGCTTGACACTCACAAGACTGCGAGGTGGTTCAATGCCGTTTGTAGCATTTGAAATTTGTGCTGATGTTTCAGCTGGCATTAGTGCCATCAATGTACTGTTTCTAATACCAGTACGTTTTAGTTGATCTCTTAGTTCTCTCCAAGGCATACGTTCTTTGTGTGCAACTAGTTCGTCTACATCTTGCTTGTATGTTTGGTTAGGTGTAAGTCCGTTATGATATTTGGTTTGATCGCTCCACAAACATGCACCTTGCTCTTCAGCTAGGTCTGCACTTGCTTTGATCAAATAGTAACTCCATGCTTCAGCAAACTCGTCAATCATTTCTAAGTCTGGTTGTGTATATGTCATACCATTTTTTGCCATCCAAAATGCCAAGTTAATAATACCAACACCCAATGGTCTTCTACCAGCAGTTGCATTTTCAGCCGCTTTTACTGGATAGTCCTGATATGTCAGTAGTGCATCAAGTCCTCTAACTGCTAGTTCACATGGCTTTGCAAAATCTTCAGGTGTTTTAATTTTACCCCAATTGATTGCACTCAATGTACACAATGCAATTTCACCATCTTCGTCATTAAAGTCATTAAGTGGTTTAGTTGGCAAATCAATCTCTGCACACAAGTTGCTTTGTCTAATTGGTGCTACACTCTCAATAAAACTACTGTGACTGTTAGCATTGTCTACATTTTGTAGATAAATGCGTCCTGTGTTTTTACGCTCTTCCATAAACTGACTGAATAGTTCAGTTGCACTGATTGTTTTCTTGCGTAGTCTTGTGTTGCGTTCTGCACGTTCGTATAGTTCTTTAAACTTGTCTTGGTCTGCAAAAAATGCTTCGTACAAACCAGGAACATCGCTAGGTGAGAACAATGTTATCTCTCCGTTGCTGATAAGTCTTTCATAAAATAGTTTATTAAACTGTACACCATAATCCATATGACGCACACGGTTATCATCTGTACCTTTGTTATTCTTGAGTACAAGTAGGTCTTCTACTTCATAGTGCCATATGGGATAGTATAGTGTTGCCGCTCCGTTTCGCACACCACCTTGGCTACAGCTTCGTGTGGCTGATTGGAACATTTTGTAGAACGGTACGACTCCTGTGTGATAGGCGTCACCCCTACGAATGGGACTTCCGAGAGCCCTAATACTACCTGCTCCGATTCCAATTCCTGCTTTTGCTGAAACATACTTAACGATGCTACTAGTAGTAGCATTGATGCTATCAAGACTATCATCAGTCTCAATAAGGACGCATGACGAAAATTGGCGTTGTGGAGTTCTAACGCCAGCCATGACAGGAGTAGGTAAGCTAATATAAAATAATGAAACTGCGTCATAATAATCCTTTACCCATTGCAATCTTGTTTCTCTTGGGTATTCAGCAAACAATGTTGCTGAGATTAGCATGTACGCTATTTGTGGAGTTTCTTTGATTTCGTTTGTAACACGATTCTGTACAAGATACTTGCCACGCCATTGTTCCATGGCGGCATAAGTCATGTTTTCATCTCTGTCGTGTTTAAGATGCGAATTTAATTCATCCCATTCTTGTTCTGTATATTTTTCTAGTAGACTCGAATCATAAAATCCTTCATCTACATTTGTTTTAATAAGGTCAATTATATGCCAAGGATCATATTGTCCATATACCATTTTACGCAAATGATAACAAATCAATCTTCCTGCTACCCATTGGTAGTTTGGTTGGTCTTCACTAATTAAATCTGCGGCACTTTTAATAAGTGTTTCTTGAATCTCGCTACTACCGATACCACTATAAAATTGTAAACTACTTTTAATTTCTACTTCACTAGCACTAACACCATTAATGCCATCACATGCATAAAATACTACCTTATGTAACTTTTCTAAATCTAGTGTATCTTTATTTCCGTTTCGCTTGATTACTTGAATTTCACTCATTATTGTTTTCCTTGTCTGTTATATTCTTATACTTATTTTGTATACAAGTCCAGTTATGTATCAGTTTTTTATGACATCACCAATAGGCTGATCAAAACTTACATTTACGTTTCCGGTCGGTAGTGTACTTATGACTCCGTAGCTGTAATTAAGCAGATACTTATTGTCAATCAATGCACATAATTTTTGTATACTTTTCTCCCTGTCTGTGATATACATTAGTCTGTTAGGAATTTTATCATTTGCATAATGTATTGTATAACTCATTCCCAATGCCATACTGTTCTCACAAAAATTTCCACTGTGTAACATCTCCCATGGCGTGGGCCATGTGCTACTGTCTACTGGGTCAATAGTCCAACTACTAATTGGAGCCATCTTCCACCAGTCAATTACTAGTTCACAGACATCCTTGGTGGAGTCTGTGTTTAAACCTTTACGAAATGCCCGCCAACGATTGAGTCGGGTGCTTGGCGATTCATACCAAGCCTGCTGTATTAATTGCTGTTCCACAATTGATATGTGTATTTAAATTTCGCTATAAGATTATCTGCATCAGTGTACTGTAACTTCATTGTATTGGCTGTTCCGATATCAACATTAAAAGTTATTCCAACTGCGGCTGTTTCTGTGTAGTTATCACCGATTGTACTAGTGCTTGCACTTGTGTCTGTTCCAAATCTAAGTTGACCTATTCTCACACCATTGTTGTTTTCGAGTGTGTAGTCCATAACTACAACATTGTATAATGTTGTGTCAATTTGAAATCCTGTGTCTGCTGTGCTACCATTGGCTGATAAACTAATAATACTAGGATGTGTTACATCATTTATAATATCAATTTCACTATTAAAGCCAACAGTAATGGCACCAGTTGGAGCACTGGCAAATGTTAATGTTGTTCCACTAATTGTATAGGTACTGGCATTAACTGCACTGCCTGCAACACTGACAGTTGTAATATTAGGTTTACTTAATGCTAAAGGAATTGTAAACTGTGTAAGTACACCATTTCCAGTACCAACATTTACTGTGTCGTTACCAATGAACAAACGTCTAACGTCTTTTGCATATCCTAACTCGCCTGGATCTAATACCGGCAAGTCAGTAAAGTTGCCCTGTCTATGTCTAATTTTACTGATTCTTGTTGTTGCCATCTTCTACTCCTGATACAGTATTTATGACAAGTTGTAGAACTCTTCTACTCTCCTTGCCCATTTTTCTTCCCATTGTTTAAATTCTTCTGGACCTACTTCCCACAGTTGCCAGTCACAATCTCTACTACACATAAAAATTGCCGCATGTTCAATTTTAGTTTCAAACACTTC